GTTATTACGTGGAATGATATAATACCAGGAGCAACAATGGTTTGGACACCAATAAAACCGTACTAATATGGCATCGACATTTTCATCAGATTTATCATTGGAACTCGTAGCTACAGGTGAGAAAGCCGGTCTATGGGGGGCAATAACAAACACTAATTTACAATTATTACAACAGGCAGTATCAGGTTATGTAGAGGTAACTTTAAGTTCTGGTAATGTTGATCTAAGTTTAGCAGACGGATCGGCGACCGCGAATGGTAAAAATCTTTACATTAAGGTTATCGGAACTTTATCAGGTGATGCCACTCTAACAATGCCAGCATCTACAACAGGTGGTAATGCTAATAGGGTATTTTTTGTAGAAGATGGAACTACCAGAGGCGGAGCCGCGGACAGTCACACTATAAAATTATTAACAACAGGTCAGAGTGCATCTACACAAGTGCCTCTTCCAGAGGGTGCAACAGTTTTAGTCTATTCCAGAGGTAGTGTACCAGCCACAACATTAGGTATGTTACAAAAAGGATTTACAGAAGTAACTGCAGCTAGTAAGACAACATACACGGCAGTAGCTGGAGATCAGATAGGTGTAGACACGGTCGCAAATATTGTGACAATCACATTACCCGCATCTCCTGCACAGGGTGATGAGGTGACGATAATGGATGTATCCGCATCAAACGGTTTTGGAACTAATAAATGTGTGGTTGCAAGAAACGGATCTAATATTCAGGGTGGCACATCTGATCTAGACTTAACTACTAATAATCAATGTGTAACACTAATCTTTACAACTGCTACAAAAGGCTGGCAAATAAAAACCAATAGTACATCATAGGAGTAAAACATGCCGCTTACTCAAATCAAGTTTGCTCCGGGAATCGACAAACAGGACACAAGTGTTGGTGCAGAGGGTCGTTGGGTCGACTCTGATAATGTGAGATTTAGATATGGTCTGCCAGAAAAGGTTGGTGGTTGGCAATCGTTATTATCTGATTCTATTGTTGGTGTTGCTAGAAAACAACACGCCTTTGTTGATACAGAGGGTAATAGATATGTTGCGATAGGAACAGATAAATTTTTACTTTTATATTTTGAGGGACAGCTTTTTGATATCACACCTTTTAGATGTAATAATGCTGGAGTCGTTGATACTCTAACAAATTCAACATTAGCAACAAATAGCACATCAGTCAAAACATGCACTATCACAACAACAAGCGATCATGATCTGGCTGTTGGAGATATCGTTGAATTATCATCTGTCACCCTACCAAGTGGTACAGGATTAAATGCGAGTGATTTTGAGGATAAATTATTTCAGGTATTAACAGTACCAACACCTACAACTTTTACAATCGATTCTCTGAATCAGGCAAGTGCCGTCGTATCAACAGGTGGTGCTATGACTGTCAAAGTCTATGAGACTGTGGGCCCTGCAGCACAGACATATGGTTATGGTTTTGGTATAGGTAATTATGGTGGTACGATCACAGGTGCTTTACAGAATGATCTAGACGGAGCGTTGAGCGCGGATACGCAGGGTAATAATGGATCAGCAACACAGATCCGATTAACATCCACAACAGGTTTTCCAACAGCAGGAACAATAGCTGTTGGCAATGAATTAATAACATACACTGGAGTTGCGGGAGTTGAATTAACAGGTATAACCAGAGGTGCAGCAGGAACAGCAACCTTTGGCACATCAAACGGACAGGCCCATAGCGATGGCGCTGTGGTTACTAACGCCACAAACTTTTCTGGATTTGGTAGTGCTGTCGAAGCATCATCGGTAACACTAGAACCAGGACTTTGGTCACTAAGTAATTTTGGTGAGGTGTTGGTTGCAACCATTGCAAATGGTAAAACATTTACATGGAACGCTGGTATCACAGCCAGACTCACAACAAGAGCATCTATGTTGACATCTGGTTTTGAGACAAGAATAGATGCAGCAACAGATAGTGGTAATCCAACTGCAACAAGAGTTACACTAATATCACCAACAACAAGACACTTAATTCATCTTGGAACAGAGGAGACTATCGGCACACCATCATCACAAGATGATATGTTTATAAGATTCTCTGAGGATGAAAACATAAATAAATATACACCTCAGGCAACAAATACTGCAGGCACACAGAGATTACAGGACGGCACAAAAATCATGGGTGGTCTTGTTGCAAAAGAAAATATACTGATATGGACAGACAATGCTTTGTATACAATGAAGTTTGTCGGAGCTCCTTTTACATTTGGATTCGAACAGGTGGGCACGAACTGCGGATTGATCGGCAAGAATGCAGCCATCGAGATTGATGGTGTTGCATATTGGATGGGTAATAATGGTTTCTTCTCTTTTGATGGTACGGTCAATACACTACCATGTTCTGTTGAGGATTTTGTATATGATGATGCTGACACAACAAAAGGTCAACAGATAAATGCAGGTATTAATAATCTATTCACAGAGGTGATCTGGTGGTATCCAACATCAGGTTCTGATTTTAATAATAGATATGTTGTCTATAATTATGGACAGGATAATGCGAGATTACCGATGGGTAATTGGTACACAGGTACAAACACAAATTCTATAAGAACAAGTTGGATAGACTCTCTCGTATATCCTAAACCATATGCAACTGCATACAATAGCGCTAACACAGGAACGTTTCCACAGGTCATTGGTGAGACAGGTTTAGGTCAGACAGTATTCTTTGAACATGAGATAGGAACCGATCAGGTCAATCCAGATGGTAGTGTAACAACATTAACATCTTTTATACAATCATTTAGTTTCTCATTACAAAAAGATCAGAGTGAGGTGTTTCTTGCAATGCGTAGATTTTTACCAAACTTTAAAGTATTGACAGGTAATAATCAGATAACATTAGCTATAAAAGATTTTCCTGCACAGGATGATCAGGAAACAACGTTAAGTCCTTTTACAATAAATGCTAGCACAACCAAAGTTGACACCAGAGCAAGAGGGCGATATGCAAACATAAAGATAGAAAATACTGGTGTCAGTGAATCCTGGAGATTTGGTACATTCCAGGTAGATCTACAACCAGATGGAAGGAGAGGATAATGGCAAAAGTCGTGGTAAGATTACCAGAGCCTAAAAAAGAATATAGTGAGGACAATCAGAGACAGATTAATAGAGCGTTATCTACAATCATAGAACAGTTAAATTCTACGTATTTAACACAATTAAAAGAAGACCAGGAGAGATTTACCTGGTTAGGATTAGGCTAGTGGCAAATATATATAAAAATGATAAGGTAAGTTTAACAAATACAGATCTTACAACTCTGTATACAGTGCCTAATAATTCTAGAGCTATTGTTAAATCATTATTAGTTGTAGAGGATGCATCTGGATCAGCAGTGGTGAAGGTAACATTAACCAATGCAGCGGGGACCGCTTTTGTGGTTGATAATGATGTCACCCTAACATCAGGTCAAAAGGAGCAAGTGTTGAGTGAACCCTTGATCATGATGGAGAGTGAGATATTAAAGGTTCAGGCGACCAGTGGAGCGGTAGATGTTATCGCATCCATATTAGAGATTAACAGGGAGGATAGATAATGCCTTTTATTGAGACAGAAGCCTCGGTCAGATACGAGACCATCAATGGCAAAAGAGTGCCAGTGATAACACCAAAGACAGAGGTCACACTAACCAATACAGTGACAGGCAAGGAATATATGTCTGATGCGGAGGCTTTGGCTGACGTGCAGAATCCTAACACGGATACCAAATCAGAGCATATAAGAAGGGACGTAAATGTGACTGTAGAGGAGATAAAGATAGGCGCTGGCTTTAATATCAGCGATTGACGGATGTTTAAAAACCTTGTAAATTGTGATATACTCGCCTACTTACAAGCTTTGCGGACTTGCTATCAATATATATTATAAAGAGAAACTATGGGATTACTTAAAAAGATAACTAGACCTATATCGCGTGTACTAGATAAGATAGTACCAAACGAGATCAAACCAGCATTACCATTCTTAGCTGCAGCCGCACCGTTTATGGCTCCAGGTATTATGGGTATCGGTGGTAATACGATGTTATCCAGAGCGTTAATATCTGGTGGTTTAAACTTAGGATCACAATTAGCACAGGAAGGAAGTGAAGGAGAGTTTAGTCCATTATCAGTAGCACTCGCTTCTGGTATTGGTGCACTAACAGCACCTGGAAGTCCAGGTAAACCAATAGGTCCTGCAGGAAAATTTGGAACTACACAGGGAACACCAAGCGCAGCACAGTTTCTTGAAACCAAAGCAGCTGGTATGGAACCAGGACTTATAAAAAGTGGATTAGAAGGTTTAGCTACCGGTTCAGAAAAATTAATCGGTTTATCTGAAGGTTTAGCAACAGACGGTATATTAAGTAAAGCAGGAGCTAAAGCATTATCAATACCTCTTACACAAGGCACAACAGATCTAGCAGTAGCAGAAGGTAGACGATTAGAAAAACAACAAGCTATAGATGATGCATTAGCAGCAGCAGAAGGATTAGCAGATGATGCAGACAGAGCTTTAGCTATTAGACAATTTATGGAAGCCGCTGGATACTTTAGTGAAGATGAGATTGTAGATACTATTACTGCAGCGGGGTACAAAGCTGGTGGTAGAGTAGGATTTCAAGGTGGTGGTATGGATGCAGGACAGATGTATATAACTCAACCAGGCATTATGGGTAATCCTGCGGTTATGGAAAAGATTAAAGATATGAGAGAGTTTATGATTGCTAACCCAGACATAGAAGACATTACAGATTATAGTGAAAAGTATGAATCTAAAGATCCAGACTTTGAGGGAATTAAGGGTGCTTTAGAGGGAGTTAATAAAAATGAAAAATCTGAAATTAATGAAGCTTTAATAAAATTTAGAGATTCGCTTTTAAAATCAAAAGATGCTTATGGAAAAAATGATGGAATTATGCAAATAAGTGAAAAAGAAACTGACTATTCTAAATTTGATGATCCAGATTATTATAAAAATGAAATAGTATCTACACTTAAAACTTATGAAAGTCCTAGTATGTCTAAAAGAATGAATCCTTTTATTATGGGATATGTAATGGATAATTTAAGTGAATATTTAGAAAAAGGAGGAGATCCATCAGTAGCAGCAGATCTACAGATTAAAATTCAAGAATTTATAAATAAACAAGCAAAAGATTTTCAAAAATTATCTGATGAGGAAAAAGAAATATTTTTAAAAGAAAATAGAGATTATTTTGAAAAAAATAAAAATATAATACCTGGGATGCCTTTTGAGTATGAACCAGAACCAGAAATTAAAGAGGCTAAAGATGGTGGACTGATGAATCTTGGAGGTAAAGAAATGGATCTAAGAAAAGGTGGTTTTGTACCGATAGGTAAAAAAGAGAGAGCAGATGATGTACCTGCAAGATTAAGTAAGAACGAATTTGTGATGACTGCGGATGCGGTCAGAGGTGCAGGTGGTGGAGATATTAATAAGGGTGCTAAGAGAATGTATGAAACAATGAACAGATTAGAGGCGAGGGCATAATGGCTGAGACAACCACAATAACAAAACCAGCACCGATAATAGAGGGTGCACTTACATCCTTTCTTGAGACGATCAAGAAACTACAACCAGGTACGATACCTGCTGGTGGTTTTACAGGAATAGATACAACAAAATTTGCGCCAACGATTGCAGCAGAATCACAATTACAAAAAGATGCGAGAACCGCGGCTGCTGGATTAGACTCATTAGTAGGACCAGACGCGTATAAACAATTCATGTCACCTTACCAACAGGAGGTGATCGATACAACCTTAACAGAATTTGACAGACAACAATCAATCGCAGATACAGCAAGACGTGATGCAGCGATAAGAGCCGGAGCTTTTGGTGGTGGACGAGAGGGTGTGCTCGCAGCGGAGGCGGCGAGAGGCGCGGCACAGAGCAGAGCAGGATTACAGGCACAACTATTAGCGCAAGGTTTTCAACAGGCACAGGCAGCGGCGGCACAAGACTTGGCCGCAAGACAGGGTCTCGGACAGTTCCAGACTCAAATCGGTCAGGCAGGTCAGGCACAACAACAGGCGATACTTGATGCAGCGGCAGCGGCCGAAAGAGAGAGACAATTCCAACCGTTCACACAGATAGGATTGATCGGACAACAACTCGCACAAATTCAACCAGGAGCATTCCCTACCCAAACAGTCGGATATGCACCGCCGGCACCACCAGCAAGCCCACTAGCCACAGCACTCGGTGTGGGTACAGGTATTGCTAGTATCGGTTCTAAATTAGGAATCTTTGGCTAATGAGCAGA